CGGCTCGACGCCGTCGTAGTCGCTGCGCTCGAGGTTGTCGAGGTCGCTGATCTTGCGCCACCGGCGCTGCGGGCGCATGTTGGCGACGTAGGCAGCGGTGAGGCCCTTGACGCCCGTTGGGATGGCACCCTGGTCGTCCACGAGGTCGGCGTAGAGTGCGGTATCGGGATGTTCGGACAGCGCGACCTGGTCGCCGAGCTTCTTCACGTCGCCCTTGTAGAGGCCGTGCAGGATGACGCCGGGCTCGTGGCGTTCGAGGTGACGCAGCACGCCCTGGTCGTTCTTTCCGGTCCGGTACTCGGTGAAGAACGTCACGGCCTGCAGCACGCCCCAGCGCCACTCACCGATGGCGTTGTCGGCGCTGACCGAGTCGATCATCACACGGTCGGCGACTTTGATGTCCCACACGAGGCGCAGCCACGTCCCGCCGAGCGCCGCGCAGGTCTCTGCTGCCTCGATGAGTTCGGAGTGGAAGTCCGAGGCGTTCAGCAGTTCATCGACGCGGTCGGCGGCCTGCTGGTTGCCGCCATCGTCCTGGTCGACTACGAACTGCGGCGGCTCACTGAAGAGAAGGTCGGCGGAGGCGGTAGCGATGTCCGCAGCCAGCGGCACATGCACGCCTGCCTTGCGGTTGCCGGAGAGGCTGGGCCTCGACCAAAAGAACCTGGCGACTCTGTTGATGAGTCCCGTAGCAGGCTGGCTTCCGGGCTTGCCGTTCTCATAGGCGAAGAAGTCCGAATACTGGCCGAATGACGGGTCGGCGAGGGCGTAGGCGGCCTTGAGTCCTTCCGGATCGCCCACGAACCATGCGCTCCAGAGTGCCTGTTGTCCCAGGGCGATTCCGTTCGGGGGCGGCGGCCACTGGCCACCAGTTGGCAGGCTCATGCTGCGGCCTCCTCGAGGTCGACGGGAATAGTGAGCGGGACCAGAGTTCCCCACTCGAACCGACTCGACGCTATGGCGTACCTGAGCGCGTCACAGCAGTCGTCGTTCGCCTTGACCGGCTCGTCTTTGCCCAATGCTGTCGCCTTCTCCGACCACACATAACCCGGGATTTCACGTATCAACTCCGTGCATTTATCCGAGATGATGAGCAGGCCACCGGAAAGCAGCGCGGACACGACGCGGATACCGGAGACGACGGAGTTGTACGCCTTCATCGTGGTCACGCCCTCGGCCTCCAGTTGCATCCTGAAGGTAGCGGCGGCGGGGTCGACTGCGACCCACGAGGGTTCGCGTCCGGCGATCCAGCGGCGATAGTCGGCGGAGTGACCGGAGACGGTCATCTTGCCCGGCGCCCATTCGTCCACGACCACGAGACGCGGACGGTCCTCAGCCGAGACGCCCAGCAGGTAGCCGCGGGTCGGGTGCGTGGTGCCGTAGTCGATTCCGCAACAGACGCGGCGGGAGATGGCGGGAGTATCGGCCCGAGAGACTACGTGCAGGTCCGGGTCCCATTCTTCGTACACAGCCCCGGCGGCGATGCACCACTGGCCCTCGATGAAGCGCTTGTACCAAAGGCCGGTGTGAATGTGCTTGAGGTTCTTCACGAACTCAGGCGGCAGGAACGGATTGTCGTCGATGTGGAACTGGAAGCGGCGCAGGTCGGCATCGGGGTCGCTGGCGCGGTCGAGGTACTTGACCTTCAGCCAGTGCGCCGGACTGTCCGGGTTGGTGGTCGCAAACAGGCGCGCACCGGGAACGGAGAAGCGGCTCGTGAGCATGTCGAAGAAGAGCTCGGGGATGGTGCTCGCCTCGTCGACGTAGGCGCCGGCCAGGGTCATGCCCTGAATCTTCGTCGTCGCCTGTTCGTCGTTCGCACCGATCACGTAGATGCGCCGTCCGAAGAGGGTCAGCTCGCCCTCTTTGTAGCGGGCGTGCTTGCTGCCCACGAAGTTGAGGATCTCATTGACGACGTTGCGGCGGATGGTGTCCTTCGTGCGCCCCACCATCAGCAGGTCGCCGGGCGGGGCGTGGTGCAGCACGTAGTCTATCCAGACCACGTCGCAGACCACGGACTTGCCGGCGCGCACGGACCCGTCCCAGAAGTTATAGCGACCGGTGGCCGCCTGCCATGACTCGAGCTGCTTGCGTGAGAGCTGCGCATCGGCGAGCGCGACGCTCATACCGGCGGCCGGCCTCTCATCGCCTCGAGCCAGGCTTCCACGGCCGAAGTATCGGTGCCGACGTTGTCGTGGCGGTCGATGTCGAGGACACTCTGCAGTGAGCTGCGAATCGCTTGCATGAGCTTGAGGCGGTCGGCGTGCGGTGGCTTGGCGATCTCGTGCTCGTTGAAGTCGTTGTCTTTGCCGCCGAAGTTGTGGACGAGGCAGGGCGCGTCCATATCATTGAGCAGCACCTCGCACTTGGCGGAGAGGCGCCTGGCGAACTCGGCGCGCCACTCGGCCCCATAGGCGGCGTTTGCCTCGGCCGCACGGCGTGTGTTGACCGCGCCCCACGTGTGGCCATGGTCCGCGGCGATGACGCCGATCGTCGTGCGCCCGATGCCCGTCGCCTTCGATACCTCCCGGCAACTCTTGCCGGATTCGGCGAGGCGCATGACCTTGCGCACGACTTTGGGATCATGGCGGTAGTCCTTCACGGGCATCCATCACCAGCCTGCCGGGTTTGCGGGACGCGGATGCGTCCTCCTACTCAAATGCGAAGCGGCGAGTCTGCATCGGCGGCTAGGCGCGCTACCGCGGTCGCGAAACGGTACTGGACGGCGTGATGGCAGACGCCCTCGAAGGCCGCGATCTTGCGCCACGAGAGGCCACCGCAGAGGCGCATCTCGAGGACGGCGCACTGCTTGACGGAGAGTACGGAGAGGTCGAATGAAGGGAACTGTTCGGCGAGACAGTGGGGGACGCTACTGCTGGTCCTGGCACTCCCGGCAGAGGACGAGTTTCTCGCCGACCGTGACGTCGAAGCGTTGCTCGAGGCCGTGGCTCGAGGCTTCGACCTTGACGTCGTTGGTCTCGGTGACGATGACGCAGCCGTCGGGGTCGACCTCACGGCCGCAGACCGCGCAGATGTGGGGCGGCGTCAGGAACCTCAGCGACATGCTCATGGCTGCATCGTACCATCATGGGTTCCCATGAATGGCGTGCGCCTGCTCGAACTTGTGCGCCTCGCAAAGGTCCGAATGGTTGTAGGCGGACAGCCGCGCTCCGCATCCCTCATGGGAGCATCTCCTGTAGAACGTTGTCTTAGCGTCCCAGTGAGCCGTGCTCTCGCGGATCATCTGTCTCTCCGAGGGCAGAAGCCGAACGCCGCTGGAGGACAAGCATCTCAGGCAGAGTCCGGACGAGTATGCTGCCGAGGAGCAAGTCTCAACATGGCGACCACATTTCACGCAGTAGATATAGCGGTAGTCGTCGGGGCGCTTGAGTTCATCTTCCCAGCAGGTGCTCCGGACAGACCCGATGACAGACCCGATGACGGACAGCCCAGCCGTATCCCATCTCTGCGTACCTGAGAGGCGATAGCGATTCGCGGACCCCTGCGGGGAGATGTGCCCTCGCTGCGCTCGCAGCCCGACAGCTATGGGAAAGCGTCTCATCGCCCCAACGCTACCCCGCCCAAGTGTTGCAGGTCGGAGGATGTTGCGGAGAGTCTACCTCAGCCGTAGACGTGCTTCTGCGCCCGCCGGCAGCCGTTCACGATGTCGATGAACTGCTGCACGTCGTCGACCACGAAGACGTGGACGCCCTGGGCCGCCGCCTTCTCGATGAACGCCTGCTGACCGATACTCAAGCAGCCGTGCCCTTCGCCGGGCCGGTGGGCGCGCTTGGTCTCGATCCACACCGTCTTGCCGGCGCAGTTCACGGCGAGGTCCGGGACGCCGACCGTGGTGCCACTGCCCTTGGCGCGGCGCTGTCCGATCTCGACAAGGTGGCAGTTCATGGCCTTGGCGACGACGCGGATCTCGTCCACGAGGGCGGATTCGGGGCCGGTCATGGCCTGTCCTCGCGCCCGGCCCAGCGGGACGGTGTGAGCCGACACATCTTGTGCATCGGCCCTTCCAGCTTCTCGCCGTGCGCTCCTGCCTTGCACT